GACTTGCTATCGGAGTGCTTGATCGGTTCAGCGTCGATGATCCCGTGCAGCTCGGGGTCTTCATCCTCGAGGTGCTCACGGATGGTGCGCGGCAGGGCATCGTGCGCCACCTCCTCGCACACCACGGCTTCAATCGGGTTTCCCATGGGGTCCCGAAGTAACACGTAGCGGTTCATGTGGAAGCACTGCAGCCCGTCTTCTGACACGTAGAGAAGACAGTTGCCGGCTACCACCAGGTGGACGAGTGCTTCATGCACCACCACCCGGTCATTGCTGGTTTCAATGCTGCGAAGGACTGAGCGCTCGAGGCGGGCCAACCCCACCTCCATCTCAGTCTTCATCTTGGCGATCTCAGAATCAGACGCACCAGACATCGACATCTGCTGCTCGCTCTTCTGCTGTTCGATCTCATCGAACGTGAAGCGGAAGAACGATTCAGTCGGAGGCAGTAATGCCATCAACAGCCGGCTGGCCAGGTTGTGAACACCCCTGGCGCCGATGCCATTCCACGGCAGGGTGAACACCTCGTTCTGACCAGGGCCCGGCTCGTTGGATGTCGGGATCAGATAGGGAATGGTGAGCCGAGCAGAAGTCCGCGCACGGCTGAGGTAGTAGTCCCGATCGGACTGAAGGGCGCGATAACGCTGCTCGGCATTGGCCATGGTCAGATTCCGATGTTGAGACCGGTGCCGGCATCAGCCATCACCAGCGGGTTGAGCGTCAGATCAGTGACGGCTGGCTTCTTCCGTGCCGTGATGGCCTGCGTGGTCTGCGCACCAGTGGCTGGGGCCACGTTGGTGGTGACGGCGTAGGGGGTGAAGGACTGCAACCCGCCGGCAGGGTTCATCGCCTGCTGCTGCATGGCCTGCATCAGCGAATCGATCTGACCCATGTAGAGATCGGCCTGGCTGGCATTGGCAGCGATCTGGGCATTGATGGAGTCGATCAACGCCTGGTTGCTGTTGTTGACCGAGTTCTCCCAGTTGGCAACTTCGCCACCGGCAGCAGGTGCAGCAGGTGCAGCAGGTGCAGCAGTCCCGGCTGCTGGCACCCGCTGCACACCGGTGACCACCGAGCGCGGCAGCACGATCGGGTTGTAGACGTTGGCGCCGGTGGAGGTGTTGGTGCTGTAGCCGGCGTAGGCCGTGCCCTTGTTCATCTGCAGGCCTTGCAGCGCCTGCAGGTCACTCAGCGCCTGTGTCGTTCCCTTGTTGGCTCCCGGCGCGTAGCTGATGTCGCCGAACTGCCGGAGGTTGCTGGTGTTGATGCCGAGCTTGCCGGCATTGAACTGGTTGACCAGGCCAGAGCCGAGCGCAACGCCACGGTTCTGGGCGTTGGCCATTACCTGGGCCACGGACTTGCCAGTGGACTGGGCAATCTGCGTGGCTTCCTTCTTGGTGACGACAGATCCGGCAGCCCTGACCTGGCTGCCAAGGCTGGGGCCGTTGTTCTTCTTCTTAGCCATTGATCAACCCCCTGAGGAAACGAATGACTGATCTCTGTCCCGAAGCGTACCGAACCTGATCTATTGAGTCAGTCAATTCAGGTGTACGTTCCGGGAACAGCTGATCAAGTGCATCCAGCATTTCCTCAGTGAGCTGTTGTCCGACGATGCGCTTTAACGTGTCGGGGGATTCCACAAGTTGACAGTGTGACTGTCAAAATTGTATTCCCCTGCACGCAGTAGACGCATCAATCGGGCCTGTTGCGTTGCGACCTTGGATGGCTCGACCACTTTCCCTTTCTTCTCATACGTCCGAACAATCTCTTCCCAGCAATCCACAGGTCTTGCGAGGTCGAAGTCGGCAACGATGCGCTCGGCTGTGACGGCACCGATACCCGGACAACCAGGCACCCCGTCTGTGGCGTCGCCCGCCAGACATTGTTGATAGGTGAATCGTAACGCTGCTTCATCACTCTGCTCTGTTACTACTTGGTCTAACCATACATGGGTGCCAGCAATCTGCATTAGATCCTTGTCGCCTGATGCAATGATCACAGGATCATCCATCGTCTCCGCCATCGTGGCGAAGATCGAGATCAGATCGTCCGCTTCGATCTGCTCGAACATGAACGCCGTGTCCTCCCTCAACAGCTCGGACTTCAACGCCTTGAATCCAATCGGCTTCGGCTTCCCCTTCCGGTTGGCCTTGTACCCAGGAAAGATCTGACGGCGGAAGGCAGACCGATCCGTGAAGCAGTGCCACACGTCATCCGGTGTGACGTTGAACTGCTCCACCCACGCCAGCACGTACCCCCAGTACATGTCCCTGGCTTCATGCAGTTCGCTGTGTCTGGTCCACACGTCGTCGTCCAGCTCCACCTCCACCTCAGTGGCAGCAGTGGCGCGGAACAACAGCATGTCTGCGTCAACAAGGATCCTCACGCTGAGACCCTCCCCTTGAATGGGGTCTCATGCACCTTGGTGATCTTGGGTATCGACTGCTTCTTCCTGCCCTGCACCCACTTCACGTCAACAAGTTCCTCGTGGGCTTGCCGTGTGTAGAAGCGATGGTCGCAATACTCACAGTGCCTGCGCCTCACAACGCTCATCACCTCGCTATCAAACTTGGTCAAGATCACCTTCGTGATCCATGCCCCGCAACCGGGACAGTCAGGGCTCATCTGATTCAGTGGCATTTGCTTCTTGTTGATCAAGTTGTTCGATGTAGTCCCATGCCGGATCCTCGGGATCCAGCCCGCACTCAACAAACCAGTCAGCTAGATCGTTGAGTGAATAGAACGCCTGGCTTCCGCAGCCAAGCGATCCCACATACAGGTCGCTCATTCCCTCTCGATGGATCAGCTGGACAGCTGCTGAGTCTGAGATCCAGTGCGCTTCATTCACCACCGGCGGACCGCAGACGTTCAGCCACACCCTCAAGCGCGACGGCGACGATGGGCGAACCCTTCTCCTCTGCCGTCTTTGCCCAGGCCTCAACCTCCTCAGCAACAACATCAAGCACAGCTGCCATGCGATAAGCATCAGCAATTTGATAGCTGCTATCAGGCGTCCAATACGCATCAAGACACCTCTGGATCAGGAGCCTCGGGTTGTAGGTTGCTGCTGTACTTGTAGTCGGGGATGGGCCAGACAACTTCTCGGAGGCCACGGATGGCTGCTCCGTATCCGTTGTAGAAGGCTTGGGCGTAGCTGAATCCTGTGTCATCGGTCTTGGCTTCGTTGAAGTTGCGAACGGCCATCTCGTGTAACTGGTTCAACAAAGAACCTGAGATGCGATAGTCGGTGTTGGGGTCTAAGTCTTGGTCAGACATTGACTTCATTGAGTTGGCAGAACATGGGGCTGTACTTGAGCTTGCACATCAAGCCCAGCTCCCCCTTCACCCGGTTCTTCTTCAGCCAACAGCTGGTGGTGTTGGCTTCCTCCTTGTCTTCCGACCTGGGGTTGCGAACCAACATCGCAACGAGGTCTGGTATCTGGGCTAGGGAATGAGATCCTCGTAGTTCGGCGAGCGTCGGTTCACCACCTTCTTCGTGCGAAGGACCAATGCCTCCCGATCTCGATAGGTGGCAGACGACCAGCATTGTGAAGTTGAGTTCAACGCAGAGCGTCTTGAGATCCTTGATGCAACGATCAATAGCCCGACGCTGATCGGTAGCAAGGGCAATGCCATCTGCCAGGAGTGAGAAGTGATCCAAGACCACAACCTGACACTGTTCTCCGAGGACATAGTGTTTAACGGTGGCAACAAAAGAGTCGAAGTCATCGCTACCAAACTTGTCCAATAGGAACAGGTTGTTAGCGAAGCCATCGAGTGCAGCCTTGATCTCATCCTCGGAGCGAGCAGCTCGTTCCTCTGGGCTATCAAGGTGCAACGGAACACGCATCTGTTCCGAGAGCATCCGCTCCAGACTGGTCTCGCATGATTCCTCCAGTCCGATGTAGGCAACCTTGGTGCCAGCACGGCAGAGGTTGAGAGCAATGCTGCGGGTGAACAGGGACTTGCCGATCCCTGTGCCACCACTGACCATCACCAGTTGACCGGGCTTCATCCCCTCGGTCATTCGATTCCATCCTTCCCATGGGTAGGGGAGGCCAAGCCGATGCTCAGGGTTCAGGATCTTGGAGAGCAGTTCAGGTGCATGAACAATCGCCTCGGGTCTTTGACGCTTGGCATTGTTGATGGCTTCCAGAATGGCGCCATGGTCACCGGCCACCCACGCTTCATTGGCATCCTTGAAGGGGAAGGCTCCAACGACAGCAGCAGTGGGACCAATAAGGGAGGCGAGATCCGCAGCAGCTTTACGACCGGGCTCGTCCTGATCCATGAAGATGATGACCCGCTTGAAGCCAAGGATCCAACCGAGTTGATCGGTGCAGGACTTCTTGGCTGATGCGGCTCCATCGGGGATTGATGCGACGACGAACTTGCTTTTGCCTCGGTGTTGCCGGAAGCATTCGTAGACAGACATGGCATCAATCTCACCCTCGGTGAGGATGAGGGTGCCATCACTGCCAAGGTGCTGACCGAAGAGTTGGATCTTGGTGCCCTTCTCCCTGCCCAACCAGGCGAATTGCTTCTCGCCGTAGCGGATGTGTTGGGCAACGGTCAGTCCGTTCTCGTCGCGGTAGTTCGCAACCTGTGCCTGGTAGCCCTTGTAAGAGGCCGCGGCGTAATCAAAGAGGCGTGCGGTGCGTTCGCTGATCTTGCGATCAGGGATGGAGGGACAGCTGCTGCTGGTGAGGAGAGCAGCCTTGATGGTCTTGCTGTCGCTGCGTGGGAGTGAACCAAGTAGGCGCTTGGTTGTGTCGTTCATTGATGCTTTCCAAGGTGTTCCGTCGGGGTTGTATCTGAGCTGACAGGAGAAGCAGTAAATAGAACCGTCTGGGTATTCGGTTGCGGCGTCACTGCTTTCGCATTCCGTGCCGGGACATGGAATGTGGGTCGGGCTCCGTCCAGCCATTGGGTCATGAAGTCAGGTGGGATGGGGGTGGGGCACCAGGCAATGCCATGTTTGGTACACCACTGTGCGTAGGTGGTCTTGCTTTGTTTACTCAACGTCTGATTTGGACGTTGCAGTGCAACAAAGATGGGCAGTCCAGGGTTGGAGGTGATCACCGCCAGGAACTTGGTCCGTTCCGCCGATGGCCACCAACCCTTCACTTCCACGTACACATCACCCACCTTGAAGTCGGGTGTGTACCGCTTGTGCAAGACGTAAGGGAACTTCTCGGTTTCGTAGAGGGGAGTCAGGCCCTGACTGATCAGGCCCTGCTCCACCTCGGTCTCTAACTGAGAGCGGTGTTCCTTGTCCTTCTTGCTTCTGAGCCGCCTGTTGTAGCGGTCAAGCATCAGCTAACAACGCAGCACCGATGTCATCCATCTCCTCAGCTGGTGTCCAGCCACCCTCGATGGGTGCGATCACCTGCTCAGACTTCGCCATCTCAAAGATCTGAAAGCCCTTCAGTTGCAGGCTCACGCCCTTGCTGCCGGCCATGTCGTAGGCGTACACGTCGTAGACCACCTTGCCAGTGGTGCCAGGTGGGATGGCAGGCGGCATTCCAGGGGTGTTGTTGAGCACCCGTCCCATCCCGTCATAGATGGCAGGCGGGGTGTTGGGCTTGTCGCCGCCGGTGGCCTTGTCCTTGAGGGTGTAGGCCCGCTTGAACTTCCAGGTCAGGTGGCCCTCAAGGTCAACGAGGACACCGTTCTCATCCTTGGTTTTGGCAGGGCTGTAAGGAAAACGCAAAGTGTTGGTGGCTGGGTACTTCGGGTTCTGTTCCCGACGTGCATCAGCTGCTGCTTCGCAGGCCTGAATGATGGAGGCGGACTCCTCCTCAGATAGGAGGAAGCCAACTTGCCATTCAAACTTTCCGCTGTTGGGGTTCTCCCGCGCTTCGATCAGTTGGCCGAACTGAATGCGGCCAATGGAGGTAACAAGATTCGCCAAGGTTGAATCAGGCAGGTGTGTATGGGGGCTGGTCTTACACGGGACGGGGACAGCACTCCGCCTCGTCGCCAGCTAGTCATGATGCTACTGCATTGTTGAATGGTGTCAACAGTGCATCAACAGAAAAGGTAGGGGTTTTCGCCCACGCGATTGCGGTCCAATGTCCCAACGATTGGAGGTGCTGGCACCTCCTTCTCGACCAGCGTTTCAACCAGACCTTGATGACGGGTCAGGTGGTCCACTGAATAGAACCGATGCCACTGATCATTCAGTTCAGCCTGCAACGTCTCAACGTGTTCCAGCGTGGTGCCAAAGCAGTCATGCACCACGTTGATCGGATGTTTGTACGCACCCCAGTGCGCAACGAATCGCTGTAGATACGCAGCGTCCATGCTGTGGATGAAGTCAGGCACCAGCTTTCGCGCTGTCTTCCGCTTGTGAACGGGGCAACCTGTTGCATCTCGCTGCGCAATCGTGATCGTCCGCTGCCCCAGCTGCAGCTCCACCTTGTCCGTCTTGGTGTCTGAGGCGTAGCACTCAACCGCCAACCCATTCGGTGTGAACCAGTAGGGCCGCAGGCCAGCGTCGATCTGCATGTTGCTGAGCTCGGTCAGCCACCGGCTCAGGTCACGCACGTGTGGCACTGCCTCGTTGACCACAGCGGTAACGGTGGTGGCCAGGACGATGGCCATCGTGTTGATCTTCAGCCCCTCGTCGATGACCACATTGCCCACCTCATCCCGGAGGTATCGCTTGATGGTGTCGGCCAGGCTGAGGTAGCTCCGCCCGTAAATGACTGGCATCAAAACTTGCTTGAACAGGGACCGTGGAATCGAATGCTTTGACCACCACTGATAGGCCTTGAGCTTCTGCTCTGGGTGCTCCTGATCCCGCTGCCAGCGGAGCCGTTGCTCCACCAACTTGCCCAACCCCAGGTACAGGTCAGCTGGTTTGGTGCCGATCACGTTGGTGTACTGGGCCAGGGTCCCGTCGCCAGTGAGGCAGGCAACGTGACCCCAACCGGAGCAGGTCTGATCCAACCAGTGGATGGTGCCGCTGCAGTAGCCCGGATCTTCCAGGTAGTTGAACCAGTCACGGCACAACTGGACCAGACGCCACGGTTCCTTGACCCCTGACCAGTAACCGACGTTGCCCAACGGGTCGCCGCCAACACGTGCCACCACGCTGCTCATCAGCTCCAGGTAACGCAGTCGCTCCGCCGGATCTGCTGCTGTACCCAACGCCTCACCCAGGCTCCA